ATTAAATTTAATCCAAGCACCCACAGCATAATCATAATCTTGAAAATTGTTTGGACTGCCAACCCATGCTGTGCTATTTGTTCTAAATCTTGTTGCATTTGGAAAAAGCCATGAACCTGCTGCAGACCCTAATGGTCCAACACCAGAAGAATATGTTGGTGCTGTACCTGTTAATGACCAGTTAACATTTTCAGCGTTAGATCCATATCCAGTTGGCATTAATGTATATGCTTGATCAAACTCAACAGCAGTTTCTACGGCATAACTTGCAATTTTATTTTTTAATGCACCCATAAAAAAAGACTACGCCTGTTACAGCGTAGCCATTCCTCCTGTCAATGATAGTTCTGGATTAATTCCAGATAGGCTGTGGCCATTGATAGATGGAGTTGCAAGAGAGAAGCAGGTCCAAGTTGAGCAGAGAATTAGGCCATGGACAGCCTTGATTTCTACCTTAACGGTAGGCTCAACTATATTTGCGGTAAGCCCAATAGTTAGTGGACCTGCTTCTACTCTAGCGTTCATTATGCTACTGTGATCCTTACGATTCCTGTAGCGTCCCAGGTAATTGTGAAGTTACCATTTGATGATGACTGATCTGAACCAAAGTCAACATAACCAATAAGTGGCTTTGTTGCGTTAGTTGCAGGAGTTGCATCATAGATGACTGCATAACGAGCAGTAATTGTTGATGAAGACCAAGTTGTGTCATCAGCGTCAAGTGTAATTACATTTGTTGCTGAGTTATATGAGTTAGTCTTGTTAGCAAGAGTGTTTCCACCTGCTGTGTAGCCTGTACCAGATACTTCGTTTGCAACAACATCGTCTAGATAGTTGTGTACATCCTGGTCTGGTGTGTAAGCGTTGGTTAGAAGTGCTACCTTGATAGTGTCTGTATCCCAGTCAATCTCTTTGTTAAGAGCCTGTGAAAGGAACTGTCCGTATAGTTTTGATGGCATGTTCTATTCCCCCTTACGCTGTCTTCTCTACGATTGCGAATGCGTCTGCATCTGCAACTGCGAATCCACGACGAACACGAGTCTTCAAGACTACGCCGTCACGAGCGAATTCTGCATCACGAGAAACTACTGATTCTACTCCACCACGAACACCATTGATAAGCATCTGACGGTTACCGACGATGAGCAATGCGTTTCCTGTTGGTGTATCTGTTGCTGCTGTAGATGTTGCTGCACCGTATGAAACTACCAATGGATATCCAAATAGAGATCCTGGAGTTCCTGCTAGTGGATCTGGCAGAACTAGATCAGAGTTACCCTTGACCATTCCACGAATTTCCTTAAGCATCTTTGGGTGAGCCATCCATACTGTGTTGGCTGCATCAAACTTCTTTGAGTTTTCAACAAAACCAAGAGCGTTGTTGATGTCATCATATGACATTGCTCCGCCTGTTTGGATGATCTGTGGAACTAATGCTGTTGGGCTTGTTGCTACTGCACGATATAGAGATGTGTACGGCTGACCGTCGTCTCCATCGCCTGCTGCTGTTACACCAAGGCAAGCATTGTCATACTTACGAGCAAAACGAGATGCCCATTCACGCTTGTAAACTGAAAGTGTGTCAACGAGTGAATCGTTTACATCTTCCTCTGAGATATGCATCAATTGTGCATACTTTCTTGCTGTCAATACGATTTCGTCTAGAGTTGGGTTTGATGCAGGAATTTCTGCGCCTTCTGCTACCACTTGTGGTGCATCTCCAACAAAACGAGGAACTGACTTTGTGCGAGAAGCCATTGCTTCACGACGGGCAAAACGCTCTACAGCAGAATTAGCAATAAGGTCCTGAATTACTGTGGACCCCTGCTCTTCTAGGATGTAGCCGTTAGCCTCTGTTAAATCAACACGACTAATTGTCATTTTATCCTCCTATGGATATATAGTTTATTGTTTTTTTGAATCGTCTAATTCAATATGATTATAGGGCAAGCGTCCACTCATCCCAATAAGTCTATTGTACCATTTGATTACAATTTACCCAATATTTTAGCAGCCTGCAACTGGGTTGCTGTATATTGAGTGCTGACACTTGCCTTTACAGCAGTATCTGCCTGACCACCAACACGAAGTTTAGGATCAAAGATTTCTGGAAGATCTTCTTTAAGTTGATTAAACTGACCTTCAAACCCAACAACATCAAAGTTGTCATCAAATTCAAATTTGGTCAAATCCATAAATCTTAAAAGTCTTCGTGGATCTTTTACTCCTTCATCAGAGATTTTCTGCAAAACCTTTTCATGAAGTAGTTTTCCACTAAAATCTGCTATCTTTTGGTTAGTACTGTTTAGATCAACCTCAAGTTTTTCTTTTTCTTCTCTGAATCTTTTAGCATCAGACTTTGCACGGTCCAAAGCAGCAAGAACTGCTTTTGGATCATTTAAAGTTGCTTCTTCAGTTGATACTTCGGTTGTTACTTCTTCTGTGTTATTCGTTTCCAATTTGGCCTCCTGTGGCTTCCATCATTACATTGTTTGTGTTTGTGTTTTGAGATAAAGTAGTTATTGATTCTTCTGCTGCAGCAATTTCTTTTGCAACTTCTAAATCATAACCCATTTCAATTAGAACTTGCTCAAGAGATACGCCAACTACACGCTTCTTTACTGCAACTTCCCATGCATCTAAACTATCAATGCTTTCAATATCTTTCCATCTAACTTGAATGTTTGGTTCTGTAGAATTTTCCATCTTTAGAATAAATCTAAACATATCTGCCCAAGTTGAACCAAAAGTAATCTGACGATCCTTTACCTTGGCAATTAGTGGTGATTCTGCAGTTCTCAAAGACTCTCCAGATGGAATGCTTCCTGTCTTTTCAAAATAGTGAAGTGGTGTATTTGTAATTGATGCCATTGCACGAACAAAGTCTCTAACTGGTTCTGTAAAGACCTTGTGATCAGCAGGAGAAAATTCTCCAACCTTGTCAACGCCCTTAAGATACCAAAGTTCTCCTGGTCCGTTCTTTAACTTGCCAATGTTTTCTGCATCTGTTCCTGTCTCATCAAAATCTTCAAACTCAGAAGAATTTCCTGAACCACCAAGAGCATAACGCTGTGGTGCTCCTTGATAATCAACAGTAATCATATGTGTTGTCATCAACTTGTTAATTGCATCTTGCGGACCATAAGCATCAGTGTGCTCTGGACGCCCATACTGCTTAGATGTGCGGAAATGGAAGACTGGAACTTCATTCCAAGGGTTTTCTACTACAGAAACTGGTAAGAATCCGTTAGCAGAAACAATATTTATAACTTCTCCAGGCATTGTGTACTTCTCAATGCGATCTGGATAATACATGTTTAAGTGTGATGTTTTCTTAGTGTGATCTAGTGGATCTTCTGATTGCCACAACTTAGCAGCAAATCTCTTAACTCTTGGATTCTCATCATCATAAACCATTACAGTTGTAAGTGGTGAGTTGTAATCTACAGTGGTGTTTCCTTCAACATCTGTCCAGACAATTGCATAACAATCGCCATAAACTAGTGCACGACGGTGAATCTCATCTGCATCAATTTGCAAGTCATTCATTTGCCAGATTTCGTTAATCTTTGCATTTGCCTCTTCTGTATTTGCTGTTATATTAGCAATTTCTAGACGATTAAGAACTGAATCTACTACAGTTCTAGCAAAGTTAAATCTAAAGTTATTTCTTACACTTCCTAGTACTTGTAGCCAACGGTTATTTGAGAAAACTTCTAAATTAGTTCCCTCGTAATATTCCTCAGCAACCAAATAGGTATTTCTTCTATCTACTATTGTATCAATAGCCTTTTTAATATCAGACATTTTGTCTCCTTAAATAATTTATTTGTTTTGTTTCTAGTTTTACTGCTTTGTTATCTAAAAAGTACAAAACGCCAGAAACAACGGCATCAAGCACATCCTCATGTGAAACTTTTGGAAAAGCCCACATCTGTTCTTCTAATGTTGGGAAATGTGCAATATGTCTGACTTTTCCCTGCTGATAAAAGTTCAAAGCCTTGCCAGCACGAATCTGCTTTGATAGACTTTGGTTTTTTGATCTATATTTTGCGGGGACTGATTTAAATACATCTTTCCATAAGTCTCCACCTTGGTTTACTTCAACATAAAGTACACCAACATCAAACTTCTCTACCAGATAGCCAACTCTGTCTGCTATTTCTGATGGAGACATCTTTACTTGCTCTGCGTGTCTTACATAGATATTTGAGTTGCCAAGAGCATCTACGCCTCTGGACAAAACTGCTATACCTGTATAGTCAGAGATCTTATTCTTTGTAACTGCTGGGTCAATGGATATAATAGTGTTTCCGTAATCCGATAACTCTTCAATAATAATGTCTTCGTT